GCATGGGGTGCTGGTGAGGAGTGTTGGCTGATCAGCCACACCGAGATTTACGGCGATCCAGCAGGTGACAAGTTGTGGAATCAAGTTGATGACCTCGTGTTGAGAGATTACCCCTGTGCCGAAGGTGGTCGTGTGAGAGTGTCGGCTATTGGTGTGGACTCTGGCGGCCACTTCACAAGCGAAGTGTATGCATACGCCAGAAGCCGGAAGGGTAAAGGGATTTTTGCGTTGAAGGGTCAATCTGTGAGGAACAAGCCTCCAATTGGCAAGCCTTCAAAGGTGGATATTAACTACAAGGGTCAAGTGCTCAAAAACTCAGCAGAGGTCTTCCCTGTCGGTGTCGACACGATCAAGAGCACTCTATTCGGCCGGATGAAGCACAACGAGGTGGGTGCTGGCTTTATTCATTTCCATGCGGAAGCGGGGCAGGAGTACTTCAAGCAGATCACGTCAGAGCGGCAGGTGGTGCGCTACGTCAAGGGATTCGCTGTTCGCGAATGGAAGAAGAAAGCAGGTGATCGAAACGAAGCGCTGGACTGCTTTGTGTACAGCTATGCCGCGCTGCATTTCTTGTACATGCGCTTCAACAGGAACACGATCTTTGAGCAGTTTGAGCGCAGTATTGGCAAGGGTGTGAAAAAAGCCAATACTGGTGACGTATCTGGTGAGCAGCCGATAGAATCGACGTATCGCCCACCGCAGCGCCGGTTGCAGCGTGCCAAGTCGTCTTTCGTAACGAGCTGGTGAGCATCCTTGTCCCCAACCTGATTTACGCAGGCGACACCGTCATTTTTGACGTGCCTGCTTTCAAGGATGCAATCGGCACCAACATCGACAGCAGCACCTACACGCTGACGTGGTACGCCCGGACAAACACGGCAAGCGAAGGCACCACGGTTGTTGGCACGGCTGAGAGCACTGGCTGGCGTGTGACTGTCCCCGCAGCGACCACAACAGGCTTTGATGCTGGCCTCTGGACCTGGCAGGCGATCGCCACCTACAGCACCCTGCAGTACACCGCCGGTCGCGGCCAGTTCACCGTCAAGGCATCAGCAAAGTACGCTGGCAGCCCCGGAGCATTCGACGATCGATCTCGCGCTGAGATTGACCTGTCTTACGTTGAGGCAGCGATTCGCACGCTCGCACAGGGCGGCATGGTGCAGGAATATTCGATTGGCGGGCGTAGCCTGAGGCGGTACAAGATGGCCGAGCTGCTTCAATTGCAAGACGGTTTGAAAGCTGAGATTGCAATGGAGCGGAAAGCTGAGAAGATCCGTCAAGGTCTCGGCAACCCCGGCCTCGCCAAAGTGAGGTTCATCTAATGGCGATTTTCGGCATCGGGCGTACCAACGCGCTGCGTAAGGAGCTGCAGGAGACGCAGGAGAAGAACCTGTACCTGAAGCGTGCGTATGCGGCTGCGCAGAACAACAGGCTGACTTCTGACTGGGTGAGCCAGGCTACCTCGGCTGATAGTGAGATTCGCGGCAGCATCAGGATGTTGCGCAACCGCGCACGTCAGCTTGTTCGTGATTCGGACTTTGCCAAGGCTGCATTGCGAGCCGTTCGCAATAACGTCGTCGGCACCGGCATCAGGATGCAAGCGCAAGTGCGGATGCAACGCGGTGGGCGCCTTGCTGATGAGATCAATCGCCGCATTGAGGACGAGTGGGACCGCTGGACCTCAGCAAAGCGCTGTCATGCAGGCGGCAAGCTGAGCTGGTACGACATTCAGCGTCTGTGCATCACGTCGATGCTCGAGTCCGGTGAGGTGTTCATTCGTTTCGTCCGTCAACCATTCGGCAACAGCAGAATCCCGCTGGGGTTGGAGATTATCGAATCTGACCTGCTGGACGATGACTTCAGTGGTGTACAGCGCAACGGCAACGAAGTGCGCATGGGTATTGAGATTGACAAGTGGGGACGCCCTGTCGCGTATCACTTCTTCGACTATCACCCCGGCGATTATCAGTTCTCGTATGCGCAGAAGGCTGCCAAGCGCCGCATCAGAATTCCCGCTGAGGACATCCTGCACCTGTACAGCATCGAGCGCCCTGGTCAGACACGTGGTGTGAGTGCATTTGCTTCGGCGATCATGCGCTTGCGTAACCTGAGCGGGTACGAAGAAGCCGAAATCGTTGCAGCACGTGCAAGCTCATCGATGATGGCGTTCGTCAAGACCCCCGATCAGGAGCTTTTCGAGGATGGAACTTTCGATCAAGATTCAGTCCTCGATTTCTCTCCTGGAAGCATTCGACGATTGGCTCCTGGTGAAGAGATGCAATTCTTCACGCCCAATCGCCCCGACGATGCATTTACTCCTTTTGTGCAGCAGATGCTCCGTGCTGTGGCTGCTGGGGTTGGTTGTAGTTACACGCAAGTGTCGAGCGATTTCTCGCAGAGCAACTACAGCTCTTCACGATTGGAACTGCTCGAGACAAGGACGCACTACAAAACGCTGCAGCAGTACTTGATCGAATCGCTGTGCGAGGAAGTTTACGAGAAGTGGCTTGAGATGGCCGTCATGGCTGGTGTTTTGGATCTGCCGAACTACGACAGCAATCCTGAGCGTTACGAAGAAGCCAAATGGATTGCCCCCGCTGCGCAGTTCGTTGATCCGCAGAAAGAAGCTGCAGCGTACAAGGAACTGATCCGCTCAGGAATTATGACCCTGTCGCAAGTGATTGCGCTGCACGGTGGTGATTTCGAAGATCAGATGCGTCAGCGGCAGCATGAATTGGCCGTTGCTGATGAGCTTGGCATCGTGCTTGACACTGATCCGTCACAAGTGTCGAACAACGGTGTGTCCCAGCCCGTTCCTGTCCCTCCGACTGAACATCCGTTACAACATGAAGAGGAACCTGAACTTGAGGACATCGACTGATGGCAAAGGTTGGGGACAAGACAATTGATCTGACGCCCACCGAGGGCATGAAGTCTGAAGCTCGTCGTTATCGCGAGTGGAAAAAAGATGGACGCCCAGGTGGCACCAGCGTTGCTGCTGGACGAGCTAGCCAGATTCTTTCTGGCAATGAACTGAGTCCTGACACTGTCGTGACGATGGCGGCATGGTTCGCCCGGCATGAAGTGGATAAGAAGGGCAAAGGGTTCAGACCTGACGGTGAGGGCTATCCTTCTCCGGGTCGCGTAGCATGGGCAGCATGGGGTGGCGATTCGGGTCAATCGTGGAGCACCATGAAATCCAAAGCCATCAAAAAAGCACGGGAGCGTTCCATGGAACCCATCGTTGACGGTCGTCCTTATCCCAATGAGCATGCTGCTCGCCTGACCGATCCTGATCAGTACGATTCGATCCGCCGTGTCAATGATGACTTTGGCGCTGGCATCGATGCGATCTATGGCATCAAGGATGGCACTTCTGAACTGCAGGCCATTCGGTTTGATGCAGATCGTTTTACGGCTGCCGAGGCTCGTGAATGGCTGAGCGATCACGATTTTGACCCGATGATGTTTGAAGAAGCGACCGGCGAGCGTACTGAAGATCGTGCTGCTCCTGATGCGCTGAAGGTTGGCGACTTTGTCGAATGGGATTCCTCGGGCGGCACTGCTCGCGGCAAAATTACACGAATTGCACGCGAAGGCGTAATTGAAGTGCCAGATTCTTCGTTTACTATTAATGCATCCGAAGAAGATCCTGCAGCCTTGATTAGAGTTTATCGCCGTAACGAAGGTGACTATCAAGAGACAGATACTGTCGTGGGTCACAAGTTTTCCGAACTGCGGAAGATTGCTGCGTTGCGATTCTTTGAAGGCGAAACACTGAAGCGTTCGCTGAGCACTGAGTTTCGCTCAGAAGAAGAAGGTCGCATGCTTGAGTTCCCGTTTGCCAGCGAAGCGCCGGTTGAGCGGTACTACGGCACTGAGATCTTGAAGATGGATGAGAAATCCATGGATCTCACTCGTCTGAACGATGGCGCACCGTTGCTGTATCAGCATGATGCTGACCGCATTGTTGGCGTTGTCCAGCGGGCATACATCAAAAACAAGCGTGCATACGCCCGTGTCAAGCTGGCCAACAACGAGCTTGGCCGCGAAATGCAGGAGCTGATCAAGGATGGAATCATCCGCAACGTCAGCTTCGGCTACAAGATCAATTCGATGGAAGCCGATGAGTCCACTTCACCTGTGACTTATCGGGCAACTAATTTCCAACCATTCGAAATCAGTCTTGTCACGGTGCCTGCTGACGCTTCAGTGGGCATCGGCCGCGCCTTCTATCATAATGAAGGCGTCGAAACGGCCTCAGCCGTTCAACAAACCACAAACGGAGTTACAACCGTGGATCAAACCCTCAATATTGAGGCTATCCGCGCTGAGGCCGCTCAGGCCAAGGCAAAGGAAATGGCCGACATGATCGCTCTTGGTCAGCGCACCAAGAACGTTGACATGGCTCAGGAGTTCATCGCGAATTCCCGCAGCCTGGACGAGCTTCGCTCTGCCCTTCTGGAGAAGATGGGTGTTGAGGAGAAGCCCCTGAACCCGAAGGATGCCGAAATCGGCATGTCCGAGAAGGAGCGCCGTGATTTCTCCTTCATCCGCGCCATCAACGCTCTGGCTCACCCGAACAGCCAGGAAGCTCAGCGTGCTGCTGGTTTCGAGCTTGAAGTCAGCCGTGCTGCTCAGCAAAAGAGCGGTAAGGAAGCCCGTGGCATCCTGATCCCTGCCGACGTGCTGGGTTATGGCCGCCGTGACCTGACCGTGGGTTCGGCTTCTGCTGGTGGTGATCTGGTTGCTACCGATCTGATGAGCGACAGCTTCATCGATCTGCTCCGCAAAGCTCTTGTGATGCAGACCGCTGGCGCGACTGTCATGACCGGCCTGCAAGGCATGGTTGCCCTGCCCCGTCAAAGCGGTGGCGCGACTGTGTACCACGTGGCTGAATCCGGCTCGATCACTGAGTCCCAGCTCACCGTGGATCAGGTGACAATGCAGCCCCGCACGATTGGTGCTCTGACTGATTACTCGCGTCGTCTGCTGCTTCAGTCCAGCATCGACATCGAGAACCTGGTGCGTCGCGATCTGGCTCAACAGATTGCCATCGAA